CCCATCCTTTCGGATGGACGCTGATGCGTGAGCGAGCTACGTAAGATTGTAGCTTCCGACTTTCGAAGGACTAATCCCATGACTGTTTTCCTTAGACATAAGTACAGGTACTTAGGTGGACCTGCTGTTATGCTCGGAAAACACTACCATATCGCCACAGGCAATTGGGATCATGACCATGCAGAAGTGCTTAGTCAGGGTCTCGAAGAGATGTGGGATTCTGGGGGTAATCCCGTTAAGAACGGCCACTATTCTGGTGGCAGTTTCTTTCGGACTTACAAGTATGGACAAAATGTCCGTACTCCCAGTAACGGTATAGTAGCTGGTGAGAATCTAAAGGGTGGCCCGATTTACGTTGGTTCACTCCTTTGTTCTGGACCAGAAGCTTCTGTTGGTGCTGGCGAGTATCCTTGGTGGGAGGTCATTCCTGACCTTTCCAACTTTGATGAAGACAACTACCAATCTGAAGCGTGGGACCGTCTACGGCCTGATAAGCCGTCGATGGATATTCCTCTCGCAATTTATGAACTCAAGGATGTTCCTGGCATGCTCAGACAGCGATTTCTAAGAAATGGCTTGTCTGAAATTGGCAATTACTACCTTGCGCTCAAGTTTGGTTGGGAGCCTCTTCTCCGCGATATTATCAACTTTACAGTTAATATGTTCGCCTTGAAGAAAGCCTACGACCAGCTTTTGCGAGATGAAGGTAAGCCTATTCGACGTAGAGTTACTTTAAACTCTGTCGATAACCGGACCAGCGATGAAGTTGGTCAGGGCTATGGCGTCTTTCCAATCGACTTTACCACGCAGATGTTCGCCGAAGTACCCTTTTATAAGGATTATGTACTTTGGGGAAAGAAAACGTGGGCGGTCGGACAGTTTCAGTATTTCCTCCCCCCAGGCCCTCGGGACTGGGAATGGACTGCACGTATGAAGGCCAAAATTCTTGGTCTTTATCCGTCACCTGCAACTGTGTATCGAGCGATACCTTGGACTTGGCTCATAGATTCGTACTTCGTCAATATCGGAACCTGGATCAATAATGTTTCAGGAACTTCTACTGCCGACTCACTAGTGTGCAACTATGGCTACATTATGCAGCACAAATTTGTTCACGGTGTGAGAGAAGGCCACTGCGCTTTTAATAAGCCAGGTGGCGGTACGAATACGGCTTTTGCAATGACAAAACGAATTTACGAAAGTAAAGGTCGTGCCGTCATTGGATCCTTCGGACCTACTGTTAATGATGGTAACATCTCTAACAGCCAACTTGCGATACTTGGTGCCTTAGGGCTCTCTCGTGTTCGCACGTCTTAGGTCTATCCTCGTTCGACGTCGTTGGGCGAGTAAATAACTGGCTACGGCCTCACGTTGTGAAACGTTAAACCATAGGAGCTAAATATGCTAGCCGATCCTCAAAGTGTTACCATTAACGCTGTTGCGATTTCTCTTCCGAGAACTCTAAACGGCAATGGTAATGCAGAATATACTTCTGCAGACGGACTTACGAAGTTGACAACAAAACAGAACGTATCTTCCAAGCGGTTTCGCCGAGAAGTACGTCTGACAGTTGCCAAAATCGCCGCCGATCCTCTCACTGCTGTAAACCAAGAAGTTTCTGTCTCGGCTTACATCGTTGTCGACGAACCCCGTTGGGGCTTCACCGACGTTGAGTTGGATTACTTTAAGGACGCGTTGGTCACCTGGGCTTCTGACGCGAATATGAATAAGATTTACGGTGGGGAATTTTAACTCCCTTCACCACACTTCTTATTCTATACGTTAGACTCCTTGGAGACCATTAGCATATTTCAGTCGTTTCTACCCCCATTTAAGGAGGAGTAACTATGAAATACTGCCCATGCTCTCTTACGATTGACCTGATAAATGAATTATCCTGTCAATTGTCGCTCACCGCTGACCGCGATAACACTTATGTGTTAAAGCGGTTCGAACACGAAGGGTTCTCGTTTTTGACGATTACCCTCCCAACTTTTGGTGCAGATTTTGAGGCTGCACTGGAAGCTGGTTCTTTACAGAGTTCTTCCTTTAAGGCTTTTGGCCACTGTAGGAACTCGTATCTCCCGAAATTTCTTTCGGGTTTTACAAAGAAAGTGTTCGATAGTGATGGTGTGCTAATGCACGATGCTAGTCCAGATGCAGTTTTCGCCATTCGGCAAATCTGCTATCTCTGGAAAAAAGCAAACGTCTCTTGTAGTGATACAAGAGTTAAGGATGCTTTTAAACAGTATCGTTGCACCGATGAGGCGCTCATGTCTTACGACGCCATATGCTACAATCCTGAAGAATTAGTTCTTCAGATAGCAAAGGAGTTGACCGATGAATTATTCACCGATTATCATCCTAAGCTTATTAATTGTCGCCATGGTCCTGGGGCAACTGCTGAGAAAGCTACTAGAAATAGTAGACTTACTTTTAAGCAGTGGCCAATCAGGAGTGAGCCGTTCTTTCCTAGTAGCTGGCATGCTATACCTAATGTTGGGTATCTCAGCCATCTATCTAAGATAGAACTCTTAAGTTCCAAGGATGAGCCACCCGTTCGGGTGGTTTCTGTCCCTAAGACCCTTAAGACTCCTCGTATTATAGCGGTTGAACCATCCTTTATGCAGTTTATGCAACAAGGTATGCTCAACTATATTGTTCCGCGCATCGAACGAAGTTCTCTTACGAGATCTTCAATCCGATTTTCGGATCAATCCTATAATCGTGAAGGCGCACGAAGATCGTCAATTCATAAACACTTTGCAACACTCGATATGAGTGAAGCTAGTGACCGAGTACATAATGCACTCGTTATGAATGTGTTCGGCGACTCTCTTTTTGGCAAAGCCATTCAGAGTTGTCGTTCCCGAACAGCGATCTTACCAGATGGTACTTCCTTCCAATTGAGGAAGTATGCTTCGATGGGTTCAGCTACTTGCTTTCCAATCGAGGCTCTTGTGTTCTACGTCCTAATTCAGGCTGCAGTTCACAAGCAAACTGGTACTGTCCCTACTCGCCAATCGATTCGGAGATACTCTAAATCGATTGCAGTCTATGGTGACGATATTATCGTTCCCGTAGCCTGGCTGAGTACAGTCATTGAGACACTCGAAGACTATGGTCTGAAAGTTAATCAGAACAAGACATTCTCTAATTCACAGTTTAGAGAATCTTGTGGTGGGGACTATTTCAAAGGTGTGGCGGTTAAACCCGTCTACATCAGAATAAATCCCTCTGATCTCAATGGCCCTACTTCCGTCTCTTTTTTGATGAGCTTATCATCAACCTCTAATCAGTTTTATGATCAGGGGTTGTGGAGCTTTTCTCGAAAGTTACGAGAAATAGTGCAGTCAAAGTGCCGAGATAGAGTACCACTTCGTCGCTATGAAGCGGCTGGTGTTTACTTTAAATCGGTCCTCTTTGATACGTACGCACGGTATAACTCTAAGTTGTGCCGTTTCGAGTCTAGAACTGTTGTTCCAGTCACGATTCAGCGGCCTGACGTCATCAAAAGTGATGTCGGTGCGCTATTTCGAGGCCTTGGTAACGTCGGAAACGTCGTTGCCGCGGACTTTGAAAGTAGTGCGAGGCCCTATGCCCTTAGACTCAAGCATAGGTGGATAGCTTAACGGCTATGTAGGTGTGAATCCTACGAGTGGAG